TCACTTATTCCCCTTATAAAGTGGGTCAGCAAAATAAATCTCTTCTGGTGCATCAGGCCATTCTTCACGCAATGCTTCGAAGTTACCTTCATTCCAGCAGCGTAGAAATTCTAGAGGGGACTCCATGTAGCCTTTGTTCAGGACGTAATCTAGCACAGCGTTCCAACAAGCATCCGAGTTCAAATATTCCCGTTCAATGTCCTTAACGTCACGTTTAAGTTTATCAATTTCAGCCTCTAATTCCTCAATCCGAGCTTCAGCCTTCAAAGATAATTCAGCAGCCGCATGGCGGGCATCACGATGTCCTAGCTTATAGCAGTACTCATCGTTGTACGTACCTTTGCGCTCTTGAATGTTCATAATCTCATTGTGTAGATTCATTTACTTTCTCCAATAATCCTTACGAGTTCACCCATTGTACGACCTGCAATATTTACCCGAGTGAATTCATTACCGCCATAAATTTCAAACAGTGTAATCCACAGGTCATCGCCAATATAATAATCAACAATGACAATTTCACTATCAACCTCTGGTTGCCAGAAACGAGTTACACGTGCACGGTCAAAATCACCACTAAGCTCTTTAATTTCTTTTTCTACGTCGTTCATCTTTCTCTCCATCCCTATATTTAAATTAATCTTGCATACACTCTATACGTACATTGTTTCTTCGAAATGTCAGCGACGTTGAGAGCTTAATATCTCTTAGACATCCCAGTCAAGGAAAATCCTGACATGACTGAGCACAATTTTCTCTCCGGGAGTCTTCTCATAAACATGCTCAATGAATAGAACACGTCCCTTCTCCCCTACTGGTAGTGACACCAGCTCGCCGACGACAGGAATGATATCAGTTTGTGCCCACACTGTCCAGTCCTCGCTGACCATATCTGTGTATTCAATTAGGTATTTGCTCATGTATATTTCCCCCGTTAGGTTTGCTTTCAATGACACCTACTTTAACACATCCTACACCCTTGTCAACCCTCTCCCAAACAAAATTATCCCAAGAATCTATGCGAATTTATTCACATCCCCTCTTGACTTCACCCCCTGATCTGTTATGATTGGCCTACATTAATTGAGGAGGGGTTGTTATGAAAACTGTTAAATTTGAAGGTACTTTGGAGGAATGGACCAGCCTAGTACAAGAGAGGTTCCCAAAGTGTTTTATTGAGAGCAATGGTACACACAGGTATGCAATGACCAATGAACTTGATTTAGCCCACTATAGTGTAATTGCTGGAGGTGGCTGGATAAAGGTGGAAGAATAATGTCAGGATCAGGGGCTAATAAACGTAGCCAAGCTTTAGCCATAAGATGCTTTAATCTACGTAAAGAAGGGCTGAGTATTAGTGAGATTGCTGAACTAGTTGGTCTTGGCAGGGATAAAGTATACACAAGGATTCAGTTGGGTGAAAGATTGGTAAGTATACAGGAGAATTGAATGAAAGTTCCAACGATTGAAGAGGTGAGGGCTTTGCAGCAAGAGACTGGCGAAGGGATGATGGCTTGTAAGAAGATTCTTGAGCAGAGGTATGCTGAAGAAGAAAAGAACGAGATGTTGGCTAAAGTGCGTGAACTGTCCTTCACTGACAGGCAGACTGAACGGCTTGTCAAAGAGTTATTAGTGTATTTAGTAAGGAGAGCTTAATAAATGAAAAAGAAATTTAAAATTATTGACACAGCTTCTGGAGAGAAACTTAAGCTTGGAGAGGAAATGCCATGAAAAGAAAACAACGCATAGACAAGAGTGAGCCATACTTCGTCCACATTGGCTACACCTTCGCTTGTGAGTCCCGTAAGACTGTATTCTACAAGAATTTCCGATACAAGAAGCTGAAGGTGAGGCCTGTTGTCAAGGCTCGTTTGGAGAAGCTAAAGAATTATTGGAAAATGGGGTGTAAATGATGGAAATCTCTAATGAAGACCTTGACGAACTGCTATCTTGTATTAGTTCTCTTGCCGATATGATGGAGCCTTACTATAAACAGTGCAATGGTGCTGATGAAGCTTACGACATTCTTGAGAAATACAGACGTAAACAACCTCACACCACCACTAAGATTATTCCGGCTAGGTGTGCTATTTGTGGCAAGACATTTGAGTGGTCTAGTAAAAAGAGATTGCTTGATGCTAACCAGCAAGACGGAGCTTTATCTAATCACTTGATCAGTGCTCACGGTCTGGATGACTACAAAGAACGTAAGAAGTACAAGATTAAATCCAGAGTCGAGGTTAAGCATTGGAATACTTATCAGGAATATCTTGATAGTTTGTGACAAGACATTCCACTGAAAATACACATTTAAACAGTGGAATCAACCTTGTGTTTGAGATGTGGAATATGAGAGAATATGTACTTGAATCTTGGTGCAACGTTAGAAGAATTGGTAATGGGATCGGGCTACAGGCCACGTATTACTTGACTTTGTTGTTAAATCTTGCCCCATATGAACAGAAGAGGGATTAGGAGTGGAATAGTGATAGAAGAAGTAGAAGAGTATAGCCTTAAGAGTAGATTGCTTACCTACAATATTAATCTATCTACAACTGTAGTTAATAAACTTAGACCTATTAATAAGATAGAGGATAAGGAGCTTACTGGTGTAGTGGTTATGAATCTAATTGCTTGTGTTAAGAGACAAGAGAAGCTTCTATACTCAAGACATAAAGGCAATCACAGCACCAACAAGACCAAGTACAACAGACGTGGTATACAAACACAAAGACTGTTGAAATGCATTGACACCCTTGAAGCCTTGGGTTATATTGAGAACTTCGTGGGTAAAGGTCACGTAGATAAGGAAAAGAGGATCATGTCTTACATCACACCATCAGAAGCTTTCATCACTGAATTCTGTTCCAAAGATGAAGAAGTACAGAGTGCTATTGCTGCATATAATGCTAGCCTTCAAACTATCATTCTTCGCAACGAGTACGGTAAAGCTATTGACTATCAAGACAATAAGAACATCAAGAATGCACGTAAGATTGTAGAAAAACTTAATAAGATTAATGAGTTACATGATATCCGAGACGGTGAAGGTACTGTTATGACCAACATCTATTCTCGTATTTTCAATAAAGACTTTGAACACGGTGGCCGTTATTTCCACTCAGACGCTCTGAAAATCAAACATAAGAAAACTAAAGCTCGGCTTGATATCACAATTAATGGTGAACAGGTCGTGGAAATCGACTTTTCCAACCTACATTACCGGATTGCCAGTCTGATGGAACAAATCAGCATGGAGAACCTGCCGCTAGATGTTTATATGGACATTCTACCGGAACGTTTGCAGAATGATGACCATCGTGAACTGATTAAGTTGTCAATTAACATTTTGTTTAACTCAAAAACAGCAGATAGCGCTGATCGTGCTATAAATAAAGAAATTACAAAGTTTAAAACACAAGGTTGGGGTATTGATAAAAGTTTAAACACAGGTAAAAAGGTTCGTGAGCACATTTATAGTATGACTCCTGACTTCATTCCCTGCTATTGCCGTGATGATTCATTTGGTCTGGCACTACAGAATGCAGATTCTTACCTTGCGCAAAGAGTAATTGAGAAATTTGTTGATGAAATGAAGCCAATCCTACCAATTCATGACAGTTTTGTGGTCAAAATGTCTGATGTCGGTTTCCTTGAGAATGCAATGGGCGATTCTTTCCGAGAAGAATTTGGAATCACTTCATTAATTCCCTTGAAAATGTCTTGGAAGGATGCTAATGTGCTTCAAGAAAGTAAAATCTTAGCTTAAATAGGAGAAATAACATGAAAGCTGGTAATAAAGTTAAAGTGTTAACAAACGTGTATAGTATTTTCGAAATAGGCTCAGAATACACAATCAGCTACACAAATGATGACATGATTTATCTTATAGACCCTTTTTATGAAGGGACAGATGAAGAATCGTTGGCAGTGTGGCCTTTTATGGAAGATGAATTGGAGTTGGTGGTATGATTAATGCTATCCAACTCTTGGTTCCGTAAATGGATTCCTGAATTCTTCTCATCCCCACCACTACACCAATGGTGGGAGAAATATCTATCAGCCTATCGCCTAAACGAAGAAGATAAAATATTTCTCTCCTACTACACAGAGGAAGAATATCTTGCATTGTTCCCTGAATATTGGTATGTTGGTGCAAGGTATAAGACTACAGTGTTGGACAGCCTTCTTACGCTAAGACATTGGCAGAAGACGGGATTTTGGGAGTATTATTATACAGAACGCAATCCATCACTTTATTGGGAGTATTTGAATAAATGAAGCTACCCGTCAAATACGACACACTCACTTGGCAAGAGAAACGTGATGTCAGGAATGAATATGTAAAACTTCAAAACAACAAGTGTATGTTCTGTCTGCAAGAGTTAACAAACAGCCCGCCTAACAGCGTATTGTCTCAAAAGATTAATTGGAAACTATTTCCTCCTAATTTCTTGAAGTATCCTGTACATCTGCAACACTGCCACAAAACAGGATTGACAGAAGGTGCTGTACATGCCTATTGTAATGCAGTATTGTGGCAATATCACGGGAGGTAAGAAATGAGCAGCTATGTATTTAACATCTCAAGAGGAGAGTCATAGTGACAGCATCAGTCAAGTGTCCGGGCACAGGATGTAAACGCAAAGAATCGTGCTATCTATTCACCTGCGAACCTTTACCTAAATATCAGTGTTTCTTCACTATGGCCTGCCATATCAAGGACATTCCGAATTGTAAATTTTACAGAAATAATGAGGAGAAAGAGAATGCTTCCTAACCTACCACTAGATGTAAATAATAAACAAATACGTGTAGGAGACACCGTTGTATTTGGTGCTGATAACGGATCTTATCTTCATGTGGCAAAGGTGTACAAAATCACACCTTGTTTCGTCTGGATGAAGCTTCCTTATCCGTTTGATCACGGTAGTTTTCGTAGAGATTTTAGGCGAGTTGCCATCATTTCTCCTTGACAACCCCTCCACAATCATCCACAATACAAACACAGAGAGACAATATTTATGAGGAGAATGTTATGAGTGAATTAATCGCATTTGGTCTAGGATTATTTCTTGCCCTGATATCGGCATTCAGCACCGTTACAGAGACTCAATGGACTGAGGCAAATAATCTCTGTAACCCTAACGGAGGCTTGACCCGATATGTCTCAAACACTTTAGATAGCCCTAGAATCATTTGTAAGAACGGTGCTAAGTTTACCCTGGGAGCAGAGAAATAATGTCAACTAAACCTAAGAAAGTCTCAGTAATCAAACGCCCATCTGCTGAACAGATTCAGGATGCAAAGCGCTGGGAACAATTCATCATCCACAGTGGCATTCGTTTCGAAGACTTGTCTAGTGAGTGGGTTGCATTCTTTGATGCACAGGCAGAGATTAGTACAGCACAGACAGAACTTGTTCGTCTTATTGACTTGGCTATTTTGAAGGATGAAAAGAAATGAATACAATTACAATTTATATCGACGAAGCTTGCGAAATGGCTTGCGTAGATTTGAACGGCAAATGTATTATGATGGGTAACTTCTGGGACTTCCACCCTAATTGTATGGGAGTTCGTGAGTACGGGGATTTTAGTAGTTATACCCAACTGGCCATGGCTGTGCAATCTAAGCTTGGTGGGGAGATTGTCTATGATTATACGTGGAGATATGAATGAAATCCCTAAAAGCCTTACGTGACAATCTCATCACCGCCGAAGAGACATACAAGAAAGCTCAAAGTAGTTTAGAGAATTCCTTAGAACTAGTGATTGCCAAAGAAGCTTTGAAACAAGCGCGTTTTAACTACTCGAATGCTTGTCAGAAAGTTATGAACAAACTTCTAGATGACGAATTTCTAAGCCTTTGGATTGAGAACAAGTTGGGAGATAATATATGACATTTGAAAATAAACTAACTTCTCGAAAGTTTATCCTGTGTTCTGTTGTGCAACTACTCTTGTTTGTATTTCTGTGGTTTGGAAAGCTGCCTGTTGAAGTTGTACAAAATCTCACGGGATTAATTATAACAACCTATGTAATTGGCAATATTGCCCAAAAGAAACTCATTCCTGAAGAGAAATAAAAATGAATCCTCCACCTAAGTTCTCCGTAAACGAATTAGCTATTCTTGATAGCATACACTTCCCACAGGACAATGGAGAAGTAGTAATAGTAAACATGGAATACAAAGTAATTCTTTACAACAAAACTACAATGGAACCTATGCCGTCTGGTTGGGTGTATGTGTTGGAGGGAAAAGGAGGAACTTGGGCAGAGGAAGCATTGCGCAAGAAGTTTCAGAAAGGAGACATGTCTTTCAAAGAATTAATGTCTGACCTTAAAACAAATATTCAAGAGAGAATATCATGAATGTAGTGGAACTAGACACAAAAGATAAACCCTTGATGACAGTGAAACAAATCACACAGTTCATGGAATATCTAAACGTATCTGCAAAGCTTAATTGGGCTTATTTCAATGACTTGAAAGCTCAAGGGTTTACAGATGAGCAGGCGTTAGAGCTTGTTAAAGTGTTCAAGGTGGGATGAGAAAATGGAAAGTGATAGCAATTTTAGGCGAAGAATAAAGAGATACAAAGATGGTAAAGTGTTAAATTATTATGTATCATGGTATGTTGATACAGCAACAGGATATGAGTTAGATGAAATTGGTGAAAGGATAGGTCTTAAAAGAATCACAGAATATAGGTGAACAAATGAAATTCCTAAAAGATATAATAACAATATTCATTATTCTATTCGTCTCTGTAATAGCCTTCGGGGCTATGTTTGTGTTGCTCAAAGCAATCTTTTCAACGTTTTCCAATTTTATTGTGATTATTTTTCTTGTGTTTTTGATAAGCTTGGTTTATAGTGCAACCAGATACATTAAACGTGAATTTAAATAAGATTTAGGAGAGGTTTTATGAAAGAATTTATGGTCTTGCGAAGTTCAAAGCATGTTAAGAATCAATTCGTTTATGATGGGCGAACAGGTGATTTTACAAAGCCATTCAAGGGAGCTTTCGAAGAAGCTTATGCACTGATTGATTTCCTAGTATCTATTGGAGACAATGAAAAACATTTTATGGTTTATGAACTAACTCCGGTTGGCGTAGTTTGGAGAGAAGAATGACAGCCTTAACCACCCTACAAACACAACTGGAATCCATTCTCAATCAAGAAGGGTTGTCAGAGGATTTTAAGGAAGCTGTCTCGGATGGGATTTATGCGGGCTCCTTGGGCCTGACAGCTCTGGAACAGTGGATGAATTCCTGGATCAATCCAACATCCCTAGCCTACTTCTCAGAAGATGAGAAGGCTTACAGAGAAGGTGTAAGGTTTGTTGAACAACAATGGGAAGCAATTACGGGGATGTTTTAAACATTCTTTTTGGTTAATTTAGGAGAAAAGATATGAGTGGGTCGGAGTATGATACTGAAGAGTTTGAAATGATTTTGATGCAGTATGCTGGTGAAGTTTTCTCGGGTAAAGATGAGGGACTTGATCGTTCATCTGCTGGAATGCACATAAAAGCAAAATTAATTTCTTATGTCCAACAGTTACAGGCTGAGGTGGAACGGCTGAAACAACTTAAGGGCGATCCTGTGGTTAGCTTCGAAAAGCACATGGAGTACATGAGGGAAAATTCTCTTCTTAAAGCTGAGTTGGAGAAGCTGAAAGAGAGTAAGGTTCTAGTAGAGGTAGCGGCCTTACAAATAGTGAAGGCGAAAGAGTCTTTGCAAGCTGAATTGACACTCACAAAAAATCAATTGCAAACTATTACTAATGATCGTGACGCTGAACAGAGTATGAAGGCTAAAGCCCGTCAGCAACGTGATGCAATGACAAAGAAAGTCCAAGATGCAACCGATTTGTTGCGTATCGCAGAATGCTACCTTAAAACAGCAGGGCACACCACATTAGCTACTCAGATTGGGTGGTTCTTAAATCCATCATCGGTGGTCCAACAAAAATAACAACCCTAATAATTAGCAAGCTGTGTAAATATTCTGACTCAAACCCTTTACAAAATCTTTACACAGAATCACTTTGATATCATCTTGACAGCCTCAAGCGTAGCGGCTAATCTAAACACAAGGAACAAGAAATCTTTTCAAAAGTTCCTCGTGCAATAGAAAATAGACACAAATAATAAAGATTCTCAACACAACATACGTAGGAGCTTTGAAATGACTTCTTTTAATACACAAGCTATTGACATGAACGTCTTGAAGATTCGTGAATCCTTGGAAGGGATGCATCATTCTGATGCGAGGGCAGATTGCTTCGGAGCCTTGGCACAGAGCAAAGAATGCCTTGAAAAGCTGTTCGATAGCCAGCTCTGGGTGGGGGAAGACTACGAATTTGACAACGATGAGGACGAAAAATACTACATTTCTCTGAGCTGCATCGAAACTGAATTGGTAGGTAAGGCATTGATTTATAACGACTAAGGAAGCATTCGCATCTGGCTTTTCAGGTGCAGATAAAAATAATTGAAAAATTTCTTCCAAAGGGGGTTGACAGGCTTGTCAGCCTCTTTTATTATTTACCTCAAGAAAGCAAGAAAGCTTCCTGAAGCACTGGTGTAGCAAGACTTAGACAACTGCCGTTTGGCTATCATCTTAAAACTAAAGTCCTAAAGGGGTAAATATTATGACTGTACAAATCAAAAGCTCGTTCAGCCCAATTGCAGGTTCTCGTGTACGTCGGGTTTATGACGATAACAACGGATTGTTTTTGGGTACAATCACTAAGCTTGAGAATTCTCAGGGCTATCGTGTGTTCCGTTTACGTGATGGCAAAATTCGTACCAAACGTCTCTTGGCCGATGCATTCAAGTCAATCAAGCGCCAAAACTAAGGTGAATGACATGACCACACATAGCAAACCAAAAGAACGTATCAAATACGACAAATGGTTGAAGGAAAACTATCCTGAAACCTATAGCTTACGAGAGACAGAAGCTATAAAACAATACGTAGAATTTGGCTATGTCGTGTGGCTCAATGCTAAGGATGATTTGAGTAGGGAATTGCTTAGGCATGAGAGACTAGAATGAATAGGGGCCCCTCGCAAAGGAGGGGCTTTCTTGTGGGTACAGAAAATAAGTTGAGAAATGGGGGTTGACAGGTGCTGCACTGAGCTATATAATTCAAGACATCAAAGACAAACATACACATAGAAGGGGATTTGAGATGAACAAATATTATTGCCAGATCAATAAACAAGACACTTTCGCAGCTTACGAAACTTTGGATGAGATGCCAAATAAGCCGCTATTTGCGATCGTAGCTGAGAATCGCAACACATGTGTCAAAGTAAGTGTGCTGCTAAGAGCGGAAGATGTGGTGGCGCTGAGAAATCAGCTGGAAGAATTCCTACAAAACAATGTTTGCTATGACTTTGGAAAATAAATGAAATCAACATTCTCCAGCCACGTCCTATCCCAGCTCACTAGCTCAGGCTTCTCTGTCACAAAAGACTTGAGAGAAAACCAATGGGAGCTTCGGGATGGGGAAGATGTGGTGGCACGTAGTCGTTCCTTGGGCGATTTGTGCAGACGAGTGGCGAAAGATTTAGGGATTGAATGGAAATATGGTTGACAAGGGTGTAAAAGCGCCCTATTCTACACACAAGAGACAGGACATAGTGTTCTGGATAGAGGAGAATTGAGATGGCACGTCGTCAATATGTAGAACTTAAGGATTTAGAAGATTGGTGTTTTGAACAGATTGTGTGTGCAGATTATCCACGAAAACTTACTATTCATGTAACTCCTATCACAAACGCAACGTTCTTCAAGCTTTACCTTAAGGATGAGGTTGTTCTAAGAGTATATACTTTAAAAGAAGCCTTGATAGAATATAACGACTTATAGGGGGATTATATCATGAACGCATTCAGCCACGTTGTTTTCTTAATTCTTACTCTAATCTTCCCGCCATTTGGTCTAGTTTGGCTATGTTGTGCAGTGAGTGCTGGTAACAAACGCAAACGTCTGGAGGATCGGCGCAGGGATGAGGAACTGAGTTTGTTGAGAGAGAGATTGCTGAGAGGAGTAGGAAATGAAGAAGTTTTGGCAACAGTGGAGTGTACTTATTGTAGTGCTAGTCATTGGCCTACCTTTGCTATACTGTATGACTATGAGTATGGGAAGACAGGCAGCTAAAGCTGGTTGCCACCAATCC